GTTATGCAACTAATTGCGCTCATAATTCGCGCACGGCTAAAGCCGGTTCGTATGACGGCGGAAAACCGCCCAGCGGCCCGAAAGCAGAACCCGTGAAAATCAACGGCGTTCCGAAAATTCCGAGCAAAGGCGTTAAGTAATAATCGCGCACCGGGGATATAATAATGTCTGAGCTCACTGCGAAGAAACGGAATAAACTCGCTGATTCGAAATTCGCTGGACCCGATCGCAGTTATCCGGTCAACGATAAAGCTCATGCAGCCAATGCAAAAGCCCGCGCCTCTCAAATGGAGAAAGCAGGCAAACTGTCCCCTTCGGCTAAGTCGAAAATCGACGCCAAGGCGAATAAGGTTCTCAAAGGTAAATCCAAATGAGCCAAGGCGTTCAGATTCAGTATAACGATCCGCAGGGTAATCCTCGGCAGCTGCAAGGGCAGTTTATCGGCTCAAAGTACTCGCCGATCACGCTTAACTCTGGTTCCGGTACGACCAACCAGAATATGTCAGTGGCGCCTGCGGATAAATATACGTTCGTCACGGCTGTTCAGATTACCGTCGATGCGACCTGCACGATTGGCTCTGCTGGCATGGTCAACGTGAACGTGACTGACTCGGTAGATGGCGTTCTGGCCACTCTGCGCGTGTTTATTCCGGCTGCATTCGCCGCGCCTACTGTGCCGACTGTGCTGCGCCAGGTGAGCGCTCCTGGTAGCTTCTGGGCATCGTCTACCAAAGGCTCTACGATAACCTGTAACATCGGCACGGCACTCACTGCCGGCTCCATTCGCGTTTCTATTATCTACGGATACAGCAATGTCGCGATCGGTAACTGATATCGAGCGCCGCGCCCAGCTTAAGGCGTTTAAGTCGGCGAATATCGATGAACTTATCGCCAAGCTCGAACTGCAAGAGGTTCACCGCATGCAGGCCCGCGAGATTCACTGGAAGGTGCTGTGCCTGCGGGCGAGTGTGGGCGATATCAGGGGCAAATAACCAAGATTAAGCAACATGGCGAATGGACACGGAGGAAAGCGAGAGGGCGGCGGTAGACCACCCGGAGCGCTTGCAAAGAAGACTAGAGCAGTAGCAGAAGCGGCGGCCAAAGCTGGCATCACGCCGCTTGAAGTCATTTTGGAAGCCATGAATGAGGCGCGTTCTGCCGGCGATTTGTCGGCTGCGGCTGGATTCGCTAAAGACGCGGCGCCCTATATGCACCCGCGACTGGCTAACGTAGAGTCAAACATCAAGGCGGATGTCGGCGTTCAAATCGTCACGCTGCCGAAGGATGAAGCGCTCTAATGGCCTTCTCGCTAACCGCCAAGCAACGCGACGCACAAGATGTGCTGGCCTCAGAAGCCACGCACCTTATGCTATTTGGCGGCTCGCGCTCGGGTAAGACATTCCTGCTCGTGCGCAATATCGTCATGCGCGCACTTAAGGCGCCAGGCTCGAGGCACGCAATCATCCGGTTCCGATTTAATGCGGTCGTGAACAGCGTTGTCATGGACACGTTCCCGAAGGTAATGCAGATCGCATTTCCTGGCGTGCCATATCGCATTGACAAACAGTCATGGTTCGCGGAGTTCGAGATAGAAGGGCAGAAGTCGCAGATCTGGTTCGCCGGCCTCGATGATGGTCCGCGAATCGAGAAGATTCTCGGTATGGAGTTCGCCACGGTTTATCTCAATGAGTCCAGCCAGATCGCATGGGGCTCAGTGGGCATCGTGAAAACGCGTCTGGCTCAACGCGTGATGCAGCGCATCGATGGCAAAGACGCCGGCTATCTCAAGCCCAGGCTCTACGCTGACTGCAACCCGCCCTCGAAGTCGCATTGGACTTATACAGCCTTCGTCAAACGTCTTGATCCCGAGACCAAAGAGCCACTGCGCGATACCCAAGACTGGAACTATTTCCAGATAAACCCGCAAGACAACGCAGAGAACCTGTCCGATGGCTACCTGGATACTCTTCAGTCTCTATCTGCTCGTTTGCGCAAGCGTTTCTTGTCTGGTGAATTTGCAGACGCTACGCCGAATCAGCTATTTAGTGATGAGGCTATTGATAAATGGCGTCATGTGGATGGTCCTCTTCCCGATTTTGTTCGTGTTATTGTTGGCGTCGATCCTAGCGGGTCTGGTGATGTTGATAACGCTGACAATGACGAAATCGGCATCATGGTGGGCGCGCTCGGGACGGACGGAAACGCCTACCTCCTCGAAGACTGCACAATCAAAGCAGGGCCCGCAACCTGGGGAGCGATGACCGGATCGGCATACGACCGTCACCAGGCGGATTTAGTCGTTGCTGAAGGCAATTTCGGCGGCGCCATGGTTCAGCACGTGGTTCAAACTGCGCGGCCTCGCACCCCGTTTAAGATGGTTACTGCATCGCGTGGTAAGGCGGTTAGAGCAGAGCCATTTTCGGCGTTATACGAGCAGGGTAAGGTGCGTCACGTCGGAGAGTTTCGACAACTCGAAGATGAGCTTACGGCTTTCTCAACAGCGGGTTATACTGGCGAGCGTTCGCCAAACCGCGCTGATGCATGGATTTGGGTGCTGACTGAGCTATTCCCTGGCCTTGTGCGCGATAAATCGAAAAAGACTCACGAGAATTTGCAGACCCAGCCGAAACGGAGCCTGAGACCAGGCAGACCGATGGCTGGCGACTGGATGGGACATTGAGATAAAAACAATGGATACGCTTCAAGATAGAATCGATTTCGCGTGTCAGAAGAACCTCAGGAAAGAGACTGAGAACGTCGCCGGAATTATATGTCAGGCGAATATCTGGATTGATGTTGCAAGCGGTCGCGCTGTCATAATGCGCAAGGATGGTAAGCGGGGGATTGCGATGAGCGTTCCTGAGACGGCGAAGATTCTGGAACTGAAGGCATAAAATGGCCGAACGCGACAAGACCATCCTCGCCCGCGCGAAGAAGCGCTTCCAAGAATGCACTTCATGGGAAAGTGCATTCCGGCAGCGCTTCAAAGAGGACATGCGATTTCTCTACGCTGACTCAGACAATCAGGACCAGTGGAATGCCAGCGTCAGGGCAGGGCGAAATCTCGCCGGCCAGGTCATGGTCACGATTAACAAGACACATACGCACTGGCTGCACGTCGTTAATCAGGTCAAAATGAACCGTCCGCAGGTTAGCGTGAGTCCAACTGGGGATCAGTCAACGTATGAGTCAGCTCAGATTCTGGAGCAGGTCATTCGGCGCATTGAGTACATCAGCGATGCAGAGACAGCTTACGATATTGCGACTCAGTTCATGGTCGGCGGTGGTATCGGTTACTGGCGTGTGGTCACCGATTACACGGACCAGGATTCGTTTGACCAGGATATTTTCATTCGGCAAGTTCCCGATCCGCTCGCTGTCTATCTCGACCCGAACATCAAAATGCAGGACGGCAGTGACGCCAAGTTCGCATTCATCTTCGATGAGATGCCACGCAAGGATGCTGAGGCGAAGTACGGCAAACTCGCGCAGATGAGCACGTCTCTCGGTGATGCTGCGGAAAACTGGATGAAGACAGATTCCGTGCGCATCGCTGAGTACTATGAGCGCTCCGAAACGAAGGAATGGCTCTACGCGATACCGGCTGATGATGGTTCGATGACTCTGGCTCGTGAGTCTGAGCTTGGCCAGGATGGTGCTCGGATGCTCAAGCAGGAATACGAGCAGCGCGAAGACGTAATGCGCCGGCGAGTTCCTAAGTACAGCGTCGTGCATCACCTTATCGTTGGCGACAGTATTGCGGAAACCTCAATATGGCCTGGCAAGTACATCCCGATTGTTCGCTGCGTCGGCGAAGAAATCGTGATGGATGGTCGACTTGACCGCAAGGGCCTCACTCGCTACCTGAAGGATCCGCAACGTGCGTATAACTACAATGCGAGCGCTGCACTTGAATATGGCGCGCTTCAGAGCAAGAGTCCTTACCTGGCTCCTGTTGAGGCGATTGAAGGGCTCGAAGACTTCTGGGCTACTGCAAACAGCCAGAATCACGCATACCTCCCGTACAACCATGCGGATGAGTCCGGGAATCCTGTGCCAGCACCAGTCCGACAGCCGGCGCCTACAGGAGCAACGGTATTCATAGAAGGCATGCAGACCGCAGAGCATGAAATGATGATGGCGTCCGGTCAATACGAGGCTACGTTCTCTGCCCAGGGTAACGAGATCTCGGGGCGGTCGATTGAGCAGCGGCAGAAGCAAGGCGAGCGCGTCACGTTCCATTACCCTGACGCGCTGGCGAAGTCCATCCGCTTCACTGGCAAGATAATCCTCGATCTGATTCCGAAGATCTACGACACGAAGCGCGTGATTCGGATCATGAGCGAGTCTGGCACTGAGCAGGCTATCGAGATCGATCCGCAGGCCAAGCAAGCGCTTCAGCAGCACGAGCAGGAGCAAGACGCGAAGGTGCAGGCGGTCTTCAATCCGAACGTTGGACAGTACGATGTTGTGGCTACTGCTGGACCTAATTATGAGACTCGCCGAAAGGAAGCGTTCGCAGCGATGACGGATCTTCTGGCCGGCAATATGAGCTTGGCTCCTGTGATCGGCGATCTGTACATGGGCGCGGCTGACTTCCCGAACGCTGATGAGCTGCAAGAGCGTATGCGTAACTGGATTGCCGGCATGAATCCGGGGATCATGGGCAACGGACCGTCCCCGCAAGAGCAACAATTGATGCAGCACAATCAGCTGCTCATGCAGGAACTCACGCGCATGAAGGCTGAGCTTGACGACAAGACCATCCAACGCCAGCTTGAACAGAAGCGCGTGGATATGGATGCGCTGAATCATCTGGCGTTGCGCATGGAGAACGATAACAAGCAGGTCCAATTGGCCTATGACTCGATCACCAAGCGTCTGCAAGCTATGGCGCCGATGATGAGTGAGGATGCGCTTGAGCCTATCATTCGAAAGATGATTGGCGAGGCATTGACGGCCTACAACCCTGATGCAGGCGTTCAGCCGGACAGCGCAGACCCGGCGAACGTGTACGCGCATGGCATCGATTCGGTATTGCAGCCGATCGATGCGTTGAAAGAGGCTGAGGTTAAGAGCGCGAATCAGCCCCAGGCAGCACCCCAGCAGTAAATAAAATCACCGCACCGGAGAAAACATGAGCGATGTGCAAGAGTTGGGAAATGTCCCCGCCGAAGGACAGGTTGAAGCGGGAGAATCGACGGCAACCGAAACTACGGAAGCGCCCAAAGCGCCTGATACGTCTTGGGTGCCGAAGAGAATCAGCGAGATCACGGCGGCTCGTCGTGCGGCGGAAGAGCGCGCGAACCGTGCCGAGCAGGAGCTTGCAGCACTACGCGCTGGCAGCGGTACGCAAGAGTATCAGACCCAGCAAACGGATACGTCTCAAACGCAGCGCGCTCGCACGTATGATGAGATCGCACGCGAAGTCCGCGAAACAGAGTCCATGAACTCGCGCATCGCTGCCATCAACTCGGCAGGCGCCAAGGATTTCGGCGATGACTACGAAAAGTCTGTGCAGAACCTGCAAATGGCGGGAATTGGCGGTCCTGACTTCCTGCGTGCGCTCACGAAGATTGACGGCGCTGAGAAGATCGTTACGTACCTCGGAAAGACCGAGAATCTTAACGACGCGATGCGCATTGGCTCGCTCGATCCGGTCGAAATGGCTATCGAGTTGACGAAGATGTCGGGTAAGGCTGCTAAGGCCCTGTCGAAGCAAATCTCAAAGGCCCCGCCGCCGGCGTCAACGATTGATGGCGGTTCTGGTGGAGCAGGAGGAGAGCCCGACCCTAGCGACCCGTCCTGGTTCGCATGGCGGCAGAAGAATAAGAAGTCGCGTAGGTAAGAAAAAGGCCCTCATTTGCGGGCTCTGCGGAATAACGTGTGGAATGTCTGATTCGCATGTATACTCATAATCCGGATAAACGTGTGGAAAGGAACCGCAATGAGCGAAAGCGATAACAAGGTGGTGCGCGCATTCCCGGCAGCTGAGATGCCCGAGAACCTACTGCAAATCGAGAAGCAGTCCGCAGGTGTGCCGTACTACTGTAGCCATGAATCTGTGAGTCTCAATGAGCATGACCGCATAGTGAACTGCGCTCGCTGCGGAGCTACGCTGGACCCGTTCGGGTTTCTGCTGTCGAATGCACGCACTATCCAAATGGCCTGGTCGAACTACCGCGATGCGCAGCGCAAGGTGTCAGAGTTGAACGACCGCATTGTCATCCTCAAGAAGGAAGAAGCCCGCCTGAGAGCCCAAGTAAAACGACTGCAGGAAAAGAGTGGCGGCGTTTTGAACGTTCGAGCCAAGGACGTTTTGTGACCGACATCCTTGACTTGCCGGGGTGGGAGCCAACCGGCGTTCGCAGTGAAAGCGATGAATACATCATCTCGGCCGACTACACAGTTTTGCCGAATGCATGCCAAAAATGCGGCGTAATTGGCCGCGTTTATAAGCACGGCCCCAAAATGATCATTTTTCGAGATAGCCCTATTCGGGGCCGTCCGGTGAGCATCGAGGCCAACGCCCAGCGCTTCAGATGCCGCGAGTGCGGCGGCACGTTCATCCAGCCGCTGGGCGGCATCCACCCGGCGACGCGCATGACGGCTCGTTGCGTCCAGTACATCGAGGAGCAGTGTCTGCGAGACACCTTCACTCGCATCGCTGAGCACGTCGGCTGTGATGACAAGACCGTCCGCACATTGGCCGGCGACTACATCGAGCGCCTGAACGCTGAGTACAAGCCCTGGCTGCCAGAATGGCTGGGCATCGACGAGACGCAGATTGACGGCAAGCTCCGGTGCATCATCACCGACGTCGTCAACCGGGTTCCAATCGACATGCTGCCCGACCGCGACAAGCCGCTCGTGACTGCGTGGCTGCATCAGTTCAAGGAGCGCGGCGGCGTCAAGGGCCTCGCTATCGACATGTGGAAGCCATACAAGGATGCCGCGCAATCCGTTTTCCCTGGGCTGCCGGTCGTTATCGACAAGTTCCACCTGGTCAGAATGGCCAACCGCGCGATGGACGACATCCGAATCACGCTGGCCAAGGACCAAGAGAAGGCTGTGGGCCGGGACTGGATGCGGCGGAAGGCGCTGCTCCGGATGCGCTACAAGAACCTCGACGAGCAGGGTCGATTCAATCTCCAAATGTGGCTGGATAACGAGCCTCACGTGGCAACCGCCTACCGGCTGAAGGAGGCGTTCTACGACATCTACGACGCGCCGAGCCGCGCCGAAGCTGCTGAGCGCCTCGACTCCTGGCGGAAGTCCGTGCCGGCCGACATGCGCAAGGGCAAGAAGAGCTTCATGCCGCTGCTCACGTCCACCCGGAACTGGCGCGAGGAGATGCTGGCGTACTTCGACCACCCGATTTCGAACGGCTACACAGAAGCCTTGAACGGGGTCGCGAAGGTCATCAACCGCGCCGGCCGGGGCTACAGCTTCGAGGTGCTGCGCGCTCGGCTGCTGTACGGAAAGCTGCACAAGAAGGCACCAGTGGAGGGCCACATGAAGAAACGAACTGCTGACCAGATGGAAAGGCAAGTCGCGCTCGTCGAAGCGCTCGGAAGCCGGTGCGGGTCGTGCAACGGCATCTTCGACCCCGACGAGTTGGAAGCACACACACTGCCACCCATCACGAAGGAAGAGAGTCGCCGCGAAGCAAGCCGTCGCGCCTACCCGAAACGGGTGTACGTCTGCTCGACCTGCTATCGACGATTCCACACGGAGAGGGCTAGTCATGGCTCACAGCCTTCCACATGATTTTCCGGAGAGCCCATTTGCGAGGGCCTTTCTACTACAGGATCCACTTCTTGTGATCCCGATGCTCTACCACACTTTCCCTCACCTTGCTGGCGCTTCGGAACAGCACGAGGAACAGTTGTGCGAGACCCAGAAAGACCGTGATGCAGATGTAGAACAGCTCGCCCATGAACAGGGAAGCACTGTTCAGACCGCCAAGTGCAGCGACAAGCGTCGCGATGCCGTACAGCCAAAGTGCTAGCGTTTTCATTCAATCTTCCCCTTGGTGATTGCTTGCCATGTAACGATGCAGACGATAGCGATCGTCCCTGCGATAGTTCGGTATATGTCCTTCAGAACCTGAATCACGCGTCCTCCCAATATCCCCAAAATTCCATCCATTCGCGGTACGTGAGCAGCAGCGGGTAGTGCTCGCCCATGCGATTCTTGTACTGGATGTACATCAGGTAGCGGTTTGTTGTGACCATTCTTTCCCCTCGGTTAGTGTTTCGAATCCTACAACATATCCATGAAACCGTGCAATACGATTTCGCTATTGAGATTTGCTCAATATTAGTGTAAGGTGGCGTTACCTGTGAGTGATTGTCTGCCTTTGTGGGTTGCGACTACGCGGCTCATCGGCTCCCCCTTCAGCCGAGCACGTCCCCCAATCACTCGCAGGGCCTCCAGGTCTAGCCGCACCGTAAGCGAGCGCATGGCCCGTTAAATCGTCTCCGCAGGGCAGGGACAAGTCCGGCATTCGTGCCTCTCTTGTTTTCGCCTATGGAGTTTTAACGTGAGCAATTCGCTTCTTACAATCAACATGATTACCAACGAAGCCGTTCGTCTGTTCACGCAGACCAACGCTTTCCTTCGTTCGGTGAACCGTCAATACGACGACCAATTCGCCCGCACTGGCGCCAAGATCGGCAACACGCTGCGCATCCGACTGCCGAACGATTACGTGGTCAATACCGGCCCCGCGATCACCCCGCAAGGCACGAACGAGCAGAACACGACGCTCACCGTCGCGACCCAAGCTAACGTCCCGGTCTCGTTCGGTACGGCTGAACGCACGATGAGCCTTGACGACTACAGTGAGCGCATCCTGGCTCCGGCAGTCAACCGCCTGGCTGCATACGTCGCTAACGACCTGATGAACGTTGCCGCGTCGAGCTGCAACATCGTTTCGAAGACCAACGCGACCGCATCGCCGGACGCTGGAACGTGGTTGCAAGCTGGCGCGATTCTGGACCAGAACCTGTCGCCGCGCATGGATCGTAAGATCATCATGGACCCGGTCACGCAAGCGCGCACGGTTACGTCGCTCGCCGGCCTGTTCAACCCGCAACGCAAGATCGCGGATCAGTACGAAACGGGCATGCTGACGACCGATACCCTCGGTTTCGACTGGCTCTCGGATCAGACGACCCAGGTTCATACGGTCGGTACGTTCTCGGCAGGTACGGTCTCGGGCGGCGGTCAAACGGGTAACACCCTGACGACCTCGGCGATTACCGGCACGCTGAACAAGGGCGACATCATCACGATTCAGGGCGTGAACGCGATCAACCGCCTGACGGGTCAAGACTACGGTCAGCTCGCACAGTTCGTCGTGACTGCCAACGTGCTCAACGGCGCTACGTCGATCCCGATCTACCCGGCCATTACGCCGGCTCCGGCAGCGTTCAACACCGTTACGGCCTCGCCGGCTGGCGGCGCAACGATCAGCCTTGTGATCCCGGCTTCCACGAAGTATCGCCAGAACCTGGCGTACTACCCGGAAGCTTTCACGCTCGCAACGGCTGACCTCGAAATGCCTACGCAAGGTGTTGTCGAAGCGGCCCGCGCCTCGTTCGATGGCGTCTCGATGCGGATGATTACCGCGTACGACATCATGTCGGACAACCTCATCACCCGTCTGGATCTGCTGTACGGATACGCTGCGATCCGTCCGGAATGGGCATGTATCGTCGCGGATACGCTCTAAGTTTTTCCTCGGTGCGTTGTACTTCCCCCGGCCTTCGGGTCGGGGTTTTTAAGGAAAAACTATGGGCGCTTTCAAGGTCGCGTTCGAACCTAAATCGGAGAATCGATTGAATTACACGACTCCGTATGTCTATCAAGAGTATCCGAAGTGGGTAACTCTCGCGGACGGCTCGCAGATCATCGTCAATGACGCAGAGGAAGAACATGCGGCTATTGGTCCGGTTACTTCCGACACTGGTGGAGATAGGGATTCGCTTATGGCAGAGGCGAAAGCGCTCGGCCTGAATCCGCACCATAAGACAGGCGTCGAAAAGTTGCAGCAGCTTATCAACGAATCCAAAGGGGTTTCAAATGCGTAAGTTTCTTGCTCACTATGTCGGCGCTCTTGTCGCCGCATGTGCTCTCATTCCGTCGGCCCACGCTCAGTTCAATCCGAGCAACGGCTTTCAGACGATCACCAACCAATGCGGCACGTACTTTCTGCAATCGAGCACGTACTACAACGGTCAAGGCGTTTCGGTTGGTTCGACGCTTCCGTTCTGCGCGGGCGCACTGAGCCAGCAAAACGGCGCTAGCGTTTCGATTCAGCCGGCCAAGTACACGAACGCCAATCTCCCTACCTGCAACGCTTCGTCTTCGGGCCTTATCGCCGTCGAAACGGATGGCGCGGCCTCGCCGGTCTACGCGGCAACGGCAACGGGTAGCGGCACGCTCGCTGTGCAAGTGATGTGCACGAACTCGAACGGCTCGTATAGCTGGACCAACCACTAAGCAGGGTGCTGCCTTGGATAAGAATTTCGGTTTGAATGGTGGATTCGCGACTGTTTCCACTTCGAAGGGCACGTATCTTTACCAGGGTGGCAAGTATTACGACACTCAGTTTAACTATGTGAGTGACACGCTGCCGGATCAGACGCCGCATCTGTCTGTTTCGGTAGCGGCAAATGCCGCGGCTCTCGCAAGCATCACGAGCAGTCCTACGAAGGTTCTGGCAAGCGGCGGCGGCGCTCAGGCGCGCGCATGCACTACGGCGGTCACGAATACGACTGGCGTAGTTCAGATGCTCCCGCTGATTATCCCGGCCAATACGGTTCCGAGCAGCGGCGCGCAAGTCGATATTCAGTTCTCGTTCTCGAATAACAACAGCGCGACGGCCAAACAGGTCTACGTCACGCTGGGCGGTATTCAGGTTGGGCCGGCGACGAGTGCGACGACGAACGTCTTCACTGAAGGGCGTTTGCGTCTGCGCACGGACGGCGCTGGAAACCTGATTTGCTCCACGGTCTCTGCTGATGGCGCGACCTCGACGGCGTATCAGTCCATCGCAATGGATATGACGAAGGATCAGCAGCTCTGTTTCTGGGGATCTGTTGGTGCTGTTGGCGATTCGATGTACCTTCAAGGCTATACGGTCTCCGTAACGGCCTGTCCTGCTGCTCCTGCTCCGGCTCCCGTTCTGCCTGGCAAGAAGATCTTCTACGGCGTGAATAGCCATCCTGGCTACTATCCGGTTGTTAGCGGTAAGCAGATGGTCGATCTGATGAAGTCGCTCGGCATGACCGTACTTCGTCTCGACTACAACGGACCTTCGAATGCTGCTGCGATTCAGGCGTATGCGCAGGCGTTCCTCGAAGACGGCGGAAACCTACAGGTCTACTGCATCGTCAATGGATCGATGGAATCGTCAGCCGGCGTCGCATACGCCAATGAGGCGGCTGCATACGCTGGAAACTTCGCGCTTGCTGCGGGCGCTGCACAGGCCCTTGGGCGGTACGGCGTGACGATGTATGGCTGCGGCAACGAACTCGATTCGAAGAGCGCTGGAGGCGTGAATATCCGCACTCCTGCGCCTCCTACGTGGACGGCTGGCTCGAAAGCGGCTGACTTCGTGAATTCGGTGTATCCGCTGTTCCGGGGCGCATGCAGAGGCATGATTGACGGCGTTAAGTCGGTGATGCCTAACGCGATCTGCGGATCGAATGCCTTCACGAACGCATCGATTTATCTCAGTGACTGCCTTTGGAATGGAACGGCGCCGGATGGATCGACTGGCTATGCGGTATGCCGCTGGGATGTCACTGACTGGCATCTGTATTCGCAGGGTGATGCTACCAACGTTGTGTACTCGCAGGGCGGCGGCTCGATTAAGTTCAACCAGCTGCAATACCTGGCTCAGGCGTACGGTAAGCCGATTTTCATTTCGGAATTCAACCCGATTGGCACGACTGGCGCGACGAACGATGCAGGAAACGCGACTGTCACGCCTCAGTGGATGACGTCTTGGGTTGCGCTCAAGGATAAGTTCAACATCGCGTCGATCATGTTCTATGACCTGTTTGACGGCACATTCCAGATGATCCCGGCTGATGTCCCGCCGTACACGCTGAACCAGACAGGCGCGGCAATTAAGGCGTTCATCCAAGCAAATCCGGTGAATCGATGACAGTTCCGGCTCCGACCACTCCCGGCGACATCATCACGCTGGCGCTTAAAACCGCCAATGTGGTCGGTGTCGGCCAAACGCCTGAAGCGGAGGATATGAACGATGCGTTCAATCTTCTCAATATGCTTCTGGCTCAGCTTCAGCGCCGGCGATACTTCGTTTACGGCCTGACTACGACCAGTTTTCAGGGCAATAACTCGGTCTCGTACACTGTCGGCCCGGGTGGGAATTTCAACATTCCTAGGCCCGCAAAGATCGAATCGGCGTTCTTCCGGCAGAACAATACGACCTCTTACCCGGTCGATTACCCGCTTGAAATCCTTCGATCTCAAGAGGATTACAACCGGATAAGCCTGAAGACGCTGAACGCGTTCCCTCGGTACTGCTTCTACGATATGGCTTACCCCACGGGTAACCTGTTCGTATGGCCGGTTCCGAATAATACGTACACCATCTTCATCAGCACGATTACGCAGATTCAGCAGTTCGTAGATGTGTCGGATCAGATCGCGCTTCCGCCTGAATACAGCGCGGCGCTTATGTGGAATCTGGTGATGGAGTTGTATCCGTTCTACGGCCTTCCGGTGAATCCTGTAGTGGTAGGGAAGGCTGAAGCGTCGCTCCGGATCATCGAAGAAGCGAACGTACAGATTCCGCAGCTCGCTATGCCGCCGGCGCTGAAGAACAATCGCGGATCGACTTACAACATCTATGGCGACTTTATGATCGGGAGTTCGCCGTAATGCGCATCCCGCTCACTACCGGCGCATATGAGGCGCGCTCGCTTGTCGCTGAGGCGCAGCGCTGCGTGAACCTCTACATGGAGAAAAATCCGCCTGACGCGCAGTTCCCATTCACGTGCTATCCGACGCCTGGATTGGATCTGCTCGCCACTGCTGAACCGACAGAGGGGAGCGGCTGGCGCCAACTGTGGTTTGCATCGAATAACAAGTTCTACGGAGTCTGTGGAAACACGGTCTTCGCTATCAGCGAATCATGGGCGCTGACGCCGTTGGGGAACATCGCGAGCACTTCTGGTTACGTCTCAATGACGGACAACGGCAACTACGTTGTTATCGTGGATGGCTCCAACCGGGGTTGGACGATCAAGCTTGCTGATGATTCGTTCGCGCTGATCTCTGATTCTGCGTTCCTTGGCGGTAACACGGTGGGGTTTGTCGACGGATACCTCGTGTTCAACTCGCCAGGCACGAACGAATGGTATGTGTCTCTGGTGAATGAAGTATCGTTCGATGCGCTCGATTTCGCTTCGAAGTCTGGCTATTCCGATCTTCTGGCCGGCGTAGGCGTGGCAAAGCGATACGTATATCTGTTCGGGCAGCAGACGACTGAAGTATGGTTTGACGCCGGCGATACGCCGTTTCCGTTCAATCGTCTGCCAGGCGTGTTTATGCAGTTCGGATGTGCCTCGCCGGGCTCCATCGCTCAGATGGACGGTAATCTGTACTGGCTGGCTCAGTCGCCGCAAGGCAAAGCGATGGTTGTTCGCTCGCAGCAGTTCAATGCCGAGCAAATCTCAACGTTCGCACTCGATAACGAGATGCAGGGTTATTCTGACCTGGACCAAGCTATCGGCTTCACCTATCAGCTTGATGGCCATTTCTTCTACGTGCTGATCTTCCCTGAGTCGGACAAGACCTGGCAGTATGATCTGAGCACGCAGCAATGGAACGAGCTGATATGGATCGATGGGAATGGTCAGGAGCACCGTCACAGGGCGAATTGCTATGCGAACGCCTATGGTATGTCGGTAGTTGGCGACTGGCAGAACGGGAAACTCTACCACTGGAATCAGAACACGTACACGGACGAAGGGAATCCGATTCCTCGCATTCGTTCGTTTATGCATGGCGTGGATGAGGCTTCGAACCGTATTCACTACATGTCGCTGATTGCGAACATGGAAGTAGGAAACGGCATCGGGACGAACGTGGATGTGCCTGTGTTCCTGCGGTGGAGCGATACGCGCGGCGTGTCATTCGGGAACGCAGTACAACGCTCGATGGGCCGGGAAGGGCAGTATCTGACTTCTATCCAGTGGACCCGGCTTGGCATGGCTCGTGACCGAGTATTCGAAATCTCATGGTCCTCCCCTGTGAAAACCGCTCTGCTTGGCGCCTGGGTAGAAGCGCAATCGAATAATCAGTAATGGCGAACCTACAGACAAACGTACCGCTCGTAAATGAAGCCTTTGTCGACAAGAACGGGAATATCACGGAATCGTGGTTTCTGTTCTTGATTCAGCTTTGGCGGCGCACTGGCGGCTCTACGCCTAGCGGCGAGGGGATCTCGATTGACGACGTATTCGCGGTCGAGTCTACGTTCGGTATTTCGGCGCCTGATTCTCTGAAAGAGAGTTTGAGCCAGCAGATTACCGTAGCGCCTACGGTATCGCCAGATTCGTTGTCTGACATGGTTTTTGCGCCTATTGTGGTAACTTCAACGGGCGGTAATGGTACTATTACGGATCAGACGTTTAGCAGTGGCGTAAATTTTACTCCGGGCGTGACAACGGCTCTAACGCTGAGTAATGCTTTCACGAACGGCATGCAGATATGGGTGTTCTTCGACGGTACGTTTCAGGGCGACGACCAATATTCGCTTAGCGGAACTACTCTGACATTCACAAGCGCCATTCCGGTAGGGGTTAGTAAGGTTTACGTCAAAGGATTGAGATAACCACAATGCAGCGCGTACCTAAACCTATCGCCGTTCTCCCGCTGACGACTTCAGCGGCGACGTATTACACAGTTCCGAGCGGCACGATTTCGACCATTGCCAATCTCTCGCTGACAAATACGAGCGCTTCGCCTGTGGCTGTGACTGTCTACAACGTTGCGAGCGCCGGCTCACCTAGCGCGGCTAATCAACTCGTGTCGGCGTTCTCGCTGTCGGCTGGACAGTCGTATGTGCCCCCCCAGGCTATCGGGTTGCAAATGAACGCAGGTTCAACGCTTCAGGCTCTTGCCGCGACTGGAGCAGTAGTCAACATTCAGGGCGGCGTTTATGAGACTTCAGGGAGCTAAAAATGGCACGATTCACTGGTGTAGCAACCGAAATTACTTTCCAGCATCAAGTAACGCTGTCGCCGGCCTCGGTCGCGGCTAATACCTCGGCAGAACAGACTTTCACGGTCCCGGGTCTCACGGTTGGAGGCGTCGTATACGTGAATAAGCCGACTGCACAAGCTGGCCTCGGCATCGTCGGCGCTCGCATCAGCGCGAACAACACGCTGGCTATCACGTTCGGTAACTTTACGGCATCGCCTATCGTTCCTACCGCGAGCGAAGTCTACAACGTGGGCGTAATCCGGATCATCGGCAACTAAAGTGCAGATCGTTCCCAAAGTCACGTTCTCAATCGATGTGCGGTGCAAGGTAGAGTCTCTAGAAAGAGAGATTCAGAAGCTTCCGCAAGTCGATTGCCCCGTCTGGAATTACTTCGCGCCTGGTTTGTATGCGCGCAAGATGCTTATTCCGAAGGGCGTGACTTTGACGGGAGCGGTTCACAAGTCAGAGCATCTAGCAATAGTCTCAGGCGACATCGAAGTAACCTCGCCTGATGGGCCGGTGCGCATCAAAGATAAGCACTACATTTTCAAATCCATGCCTGGCGAAAAGCGGGCAGGATACGCGCATGAGGATACGTATTTCACTACGATCCATGCGACAGATGAAACCGACCTAGACAAGCTGGTAGAAGAATTAACGGAATCGAAAAGTGCGGAATTGCTTGGCGGTCCGGAGAATATGCAGTTAATCAATAACCGTCTAAAGGACGAATCATGAGTTTCGGGCTATCAGCGGCTGCGATTGGCGGTATCGCTGCTGGCGTTGGCGCTGTCGGCGGTGCTTATATCTCGTCTCAAGGTGCCAAGTCAGCCGCTAACACGCAGGCTCAAGCGTCGCAAAACGCAGCACAAAATCAATGGAATCAGTTTCAGCAGTTGCAGACAAATCTGCAACCGTACATGCAACTCGGAACGGATACGATTCCAAAGCTTCAAGGGCAGCTTGATACGCTCGGTGGTATGAAGTTTAACTTTAACCCCACGATGGAGCAGTTAGAGCAGACGCCAGGTTATCAGTTCAATCTTCAGCAAGGCATGAAGAACACGAACAACGCGCTGGCTGCTAAGGGGCTGAATCTGTCTGGCGCTCAGGCTAAGGGATTGGACGCGTTCAATACTGGTTTGGCATCGAACACGTATCAGCAGCAGTACCAGAACGCACTTAGCCAGTTTATGACGAACTATGGCGTGAATTCGGATCAGTATAACCGGCTGACCGGCTTGGTAGGTTTGGGCCAAAACGCGGCTGCTGGCGTTGGCAATGCGGGGCTTCAGACAGCGAATCAGGCGGGTAATTTCCTGACTTCCGGCGCCAATGCTTCGGCTGCTGGAACGGTCGGCGCCGCTAATGCCGCGTCCGGCGCGCTTGGTAATCTTGGCGGGATTGGGTTGCTGTACGGCTTGCAGAATCAGAATTCTTCTCCGGCAGCAAACAACATATACGGCACTACCGAAGCCGGAAACCCTAACTACTTTACGACGGGTAACGTAGGTTAATATATGCCGCTCGACGCCTCCATCCCTCTTCAGGTTCAGACGCCAAACCCGCTTCATTCTTTAGGGCAAGCGGTTCAGACTGCTAGCGGACTTCAGAGCCTGGCGAACGCTCGCCAAAACAACCAACTTCTGCAATTGCAGACGCAAAGCGCTCAGAACGATCTTCAGCAGAGCAACCAGCTTCAGTCCGAGCGCAACGCGTTCAGCTCTGCCATGCAGAACCCCAATGCCCCGTTCAAGAATCCGGACGGCACGATTGACTATGGCAAGTTGCAAAACTGGACGGCTACCAATACGCCTTTGATCGGCAGCAAGTATGCAGATCAGATCCTTGGAACGGCAAAGAACGTTAATGACTATCGCTCGGCACTCAGCAGCATGTCGAACGATGACATGAACAGAGTCAACGCTGTAGTCCATTCGTTTATGGGGCCGCAAGGAACGCCGATCGTTCCTCCTCAAGCTATGGTCGCTCAGCTTGAAAACATCAAAAAGACTCTGAACGGCCAGGGCGCAGGATACGTCGATCAGGTAATCAAGGGGATCTCTAGCCATGCAGGGAGCCCTCAAGAATTGCAGACTTCTCTAGGTCAATTGGCACGCGATACCACTCCGGCCAGTTCTCAAGCTTCGCAGCTTCAGAGCTCAACCGGGTTGCTCAATACCGGCGGGCAGAATGTTGCGTACTCGACCAATGCAGAATACGGGAAAGCGCCCGGCACGCTTACTGGCAATCCCGGAATCCCGAATGAGGTTGGCCCGGGCGAACGCCAGACTGTGGGCACGAATGCGCTTACTGGCGGACCTACCGTTGTATCGAAGGACGCAAGCGGAAACGTTACGGGGATCACGAACCCGCCTACTTCGGGTGTCTACATCGCTCAGCCTGGCGATGCTCAAGATCTTCCCGTGCTTTCAGCGGAGCGCGATCAGGCTCGCTCGATGTATAACAACGCCGGTCTTCAGCACAACAATAACCAACTCATCCTGCAAAACATAGATAGCGTTGGCGCTACGGGTCAATCGGGCAGTTGGTTTAGAAATATCGCGTCCGGCCTCGGCTTCAACCCTGGCGAGGCGAACAAGGACGGCAAGTTCGACCCGGCAACGGCGTACGATTTGGTCGGCAAGGGTCTGGAACGTTCTGCGCTTCAGGCGGCTCAATCTATGGGTCCGCAGACCAATGCAGGCCTAGCTGCTCAGGTAGCGGCGAACGGATCGACGCACTACACGCCAGCAGCGATCAAGGAAGTGACGAAGCTTAACGATGCCATCGTGACCGGCTCGCAGTCGTATCAGCCGGGACTGGAGCGCGCTATTGCCGCAAATCCTGCGGCTGGCGTGTTCGCCAAACGTCAGTTCGATCAACAGTGGGGCGCCAATTTCGATCCTGTTATCTATCAGTATTACAACGCGATCAAGTCTGGCGACAAGGGCGAACAAGCTGCCATCCTGAAGAAGCTTGGCGGCACTGGATCGGACGCGTACAAAGCGATGCTACAGAAGGCTAAGAACTTGCAGCAACTGTCGAATACGGGGAGCCTGTAATCAATGGACGATCTTCTCGCTACGCTGCAAGGGGCAACGGGGCAACAGCAGCCTACGCAGGCTGCTCCGTCCGCGCCTGTTCAGCAGTCGTCTGGGTTCGATCCGAATAAGAGTTATGGCACGCCGTCGAAGCTGCTCGATAACCTGACGATGACGGAGAGTAGCAAAGACCCGCTGGCCGTCAACAAGACGACCGGCGCGATGGGTCCGTACCAGTTCATGCCGGCGACGCTAGCCATGATGCGCAAGCAGGGCATCAAGTTCGATCCGTTCGACCCTGTGCAGGCGCGCAATGCTGCTGACTACTACATCCAGAAGCTTAAGTCTCAGAACGGCGGCACGTATCAAGGCGCTCTTAAGGCCTATGGTGGATTCGTAAAGCAGGACCCTAGTCAGTACATCGCCAAGGTAATGAACGGCGTAGACACGACTCAGGGCACGACTCCGGGTCAGTCTAGCGTTGGTCAGAAGGCGCCGGTTGACAATGGCCCGATGTCGGATCTGTTCTCGACGCTTCAGAGCGCGCCTCAGCAGCCCAAAGCGGCGGCTCCGGCTGCACCTGTGGCTCAGCAGCCTCAGAAACCGGCGCCGGCTCAGTCTAGCGGTCCGTTGGCTCAATTCGGACAGGGTGCGGTCGCTCTCGCGGATACCGCGCTTGGAGCTCCCGGTGCGGCGCTTTCGCAAGGTGAATACGCCGTACGTCGCGCACTCGGCCAATCTCCGGAACAGGCTCAAGCGGGATCTGAGAATGGAATCGGCGCGTTCTTCAATCAGCCGGTAGCCAAGGCCGTTAATGGTATCGGACGCCTGTTCGGAGACAACACGGACATCCGAAACACGGCTGGCTATCAGGGCGAGGCATCGCAACGTCTGATGGGCGCCGTAGGGCAGGGTATTCAGGCCGGCTCTCAGGCTGTTTCTAATGCTACCGGCATCCCGGTTCAAGACGTTTCGAACATGGCTCAAACGGGGCTTATGGCGGTCCCGGCTTTGGCGAAGAGGGCTGCTCCGGTTATCGGAGAGGCGGCGGTAGCTACGGCTGCTGACGACACGAATTTCAGCAAGAGCGCGCCCCCGAAACCGACCGGCCCCGCAATGCAGGAGCGCGTCATGGCTGGCGGCGGCGCTGCCTCGGCGCAGTCGAATCCCTACCCGGTATTCACGGGAGAGGAAAGCGCGCGAGGTCAGTTCCCGCAGGTGAAATCTTCGAAAGTCGCTCAGGACGTTACGCCGGCAGAGCAATCGGTTCGAGCTGGCATCGTCAACGAAATCATGGGCGAGAACGCCGGGCAAGCGCGAACGGGCGTTCTCACAGGCAACGAAAATACGCTTCGTGATGAGCATGCTGCGGCCAAATCTCCGCAAGAAACGCCGGCGAATCAGGCCATGAAAGCGCAGATGGCATCTGAGCAAAACGCGCTTTCAAACTACGCTCAGGAACGCGTGAATGCCACTGGAGCGAATCCTACGCTCATCAATAACGAGCAACGCGGTAATGTCATCAATGATGCCTTTACTGGTCCGGATGGTCTCAGCGATTACTTCAGGCAGGCAAAGCAGCAAATCTACGATCAGGCTCGCCAGACTTCAGGCGATAACCCGATCAAGACTACGCACGTCGATGAACTCCTGAAAGATCCTCAATTCCTGGCTGAGGCAGAACGCAGCGGAAATTCCGGTACGGTTTCGGGCATCACGAAGCTTATGGACCTGGCGCGCAATACCGGGTTCAAGGATCAGCTGAGCGGTAGCGTCACTCAACCTGGTAGCGTTGCGGCATGGGATGCCATTCGAAAGTCGAATAACGCAGATTGGACGCCTGAGAAAGCGCGAACGATCGGAGCTATCAACCGCGCCATAGATCAAGATATCGCGGCGGCGGCAGGCTCTGAGGCGTACAAGCTTGGCGACGCTATCCACCGTGCTCAACAGAACATCATGGGCGCTCCGGCCTTCAAGAAGGTTTTCGGAGAGGCAGATTCAAACGGGATTTCTTCGGGGGTTGCTGCCGAGCAGATTCCAGGGAAATTGAACAATATGCGCCTCGATCAATGGCGACATATTTACAACACTCTGGATGATCTTTCGCGCGGTCAAATCTCCGGAGCTCCCGAAGGTATCCCCGCTGTTCCGACCGAATTGCAACAGATGGCGGCAGCGGCTAAGAATGAAATGCAGGGTGCTCTTGCTCGCGAAGTCTATGAACAGGGAGCATCTAAAGCTGGCGTATGGAATCAGAACAGCGTAAATAAGACTCTGAATTCTGTTGTTGGTGAGAAGATTCTCCAAACTTTCCCGCCTGATGAGGTAGCTAAGTTCCACACCCTGAATTACGGCGGTCAGATTATGCCTGGCGTGCATTCGTACGAAGGCGCGGCGCAGCAGGCAGCACGGCTGAATAAACCCGGGTTCGTTGAGAAATACGCACCAAGCGCTGGCGCTGCCGTTGGCGGGGCGATAGGGCATGCGATTCCTGTCCCTGGCGCTGGTGTTCTTGGCACGCTTGGAGGGACTAAAGTAGGCGGCGGAATTGGTAAACTAGCGGAGTCACGAAGGGCGTCAAAACAGCTTGAATCGCTCAATAAAGAGCTTCGCGCAAATTCGCAGAAAGGATTAGACCGTCTGCGGTGAGTATTGAGATAATCACAATATTTCAGGGGTAGGTAAATGCCTGCAACGCTTCTGCCAAACGCAGAGACACAGTTCGCCGATAACAACGGGAAACCGCTTGCAGGCGGCTCCGTTTATTTCTACGTGCCGAATACGACTACGTTCAAAGCGACGTGGAAAGATTCCGCACAGACTATCCTGAATACGAACCCTGTCATCCTTGACGGAGGCGGTCGAGCGATCATTTGGGGTTCCGGCGTCTATCGGCAAGTCGTCTACGATGTCCATGGAAACCTGATTTGGGATCAGATCACCGAAGACACAAGCGCGGGCCTGTTCGGGAACATCACGGACAACGTGTATCTGTCGGGGACGGGATTTACTCCGGGCACGACTACTCAGCTTACGATTTCGACGGCACCCGGCTCTCCCGCGAATATGTGGGTGTTCTTTGACGGCGTTTTCCAGACGGCTGATACGTACTCGATTTCTGGCACTACGGTTACGTTCAATGCGCCTATCCCGGTCGGCGTGCAGGAAGTCACGATCAAGGTTGGTAGCACAATTGCGATTGGTGCTCCTGGCACTGGCACGGTCACGAACGATTCCGTAGCCAACAACGCAGCTATCAGCAGCTCGAAGCTTGCATTCCTCGCAAGCGGCGCCGGCGCAGTCTCGCGCACCGTTCAATCCAAGCTCTCCGATTGGATCTCAGTTAAGGACTACGGCGCGAAGGGCGATGGCGTTACCGACGATACGGCATCCATTAAGGCCACGATTGCCTATGCTGGAGCCATTGGCGGCGGCACAGTCTATTTCCCTGCTGGCACATATCTTGTTTCGTCTCCGATCCCACTGACGCTTCCTAACGTCCAGCTGTGGGGGAATTCTGCCTACAGCGCGACGATCACGGTTCCGAGCAATGCTACGGGCTTCATCGGCTATAACCCGAATGCTGTTTTCATCCTGAACGCGAACAATTGCGGAATCTCGAATCTCGGGATGGATGGGAATATCGCCAATAACACGTCGCAATCCTTTGGGGCAATTTCCACCACTATTTCCGTCTCGGGCATCTACGTCACGGACTGCTACATCCACGATTTCATCTATAACGGGATCGTGACCCAGCCGGCATCCGGCGCAGTGTCTAACTTCAAGATCGAGCGCAATCGACTCCAAAACATCGGGTGGGGCGGCATCAACGCATGGTGCACGACCAACGGTTCGATCAAGGATAACTCCGTCATTTCGTGCGGATCAAACGGCATCTTGACCGGCTATGCCTCGCAGGTGTCTAACTTCAACGTTAGCCAGTACATCACGATTACGGGCAACTACGTCTCAAAGGCTGTACCTCCTACCGCTACCGTAGGCGCGGCTGCGGAAAACGGGTTCATGATCGTTATAGGCGCCGGCGATAGCTACATCACGGTTAGCGACAACGTCTGCAATGACAACCGAAATGCGGCAGAAGATGGCATTGGCTTAGGTCAAGATGGCACGCGCATTAACGAAGGATTGGTTTTCGATTCCAACGTTGTAATTTATGCTGGGCTGTACGGGATCGACGTTGCCTCTAACCATGTGGTGAGCAACAATTACATTCGATATTCAGCGCAGCAGGGCATCAAGCTTGGCACGGATCAGGGTGGAAATCTGACCGATGCCATCGTTATCGGCAACATCATTGACAGTTGCAATTTCGCAGGTACCGGATCGAATCAAGGTATTTGGGTTGCAGCTACGCTTACCGGCGCGCATCCGACTGCGCTTTATCAGAATATCCAGATCGAGGATAACCTCGTCATTGATTTCAACTCGCCCGCGCATACGGTCTACGGCCTAGGCATCGCGTTCCAGAACAATCTTACCTATAACAATTGCTCGTTCAATGATAACGACTGGAGCCAGCTCGCAGGCGTAAACGGCAACGCTATGAACTACTCCGGATCTCCTGCCGCGCAGACCGGTTGGACGTTCAAGGGTAATAAGCATCCGTCCGCGCTCCCAGTCGTTACTGGATCTGTTCTGAGTGTTCTAGGTCTTGATAACGCCACTGTTACTCAACCGGGCGCGACGAACGTAACGAACGTTATTGGTATCTACTCCGGTCAAAATCTGACGCTTCAGCAGGGGGACGGCAACACTACCTATGTGATTGGTGGAAACATTCTGCTTCAAAGCGGAACTCCCGTTGCTGCTGCATCGAACAGCATTATCAAGATGTTCTCCTACAGCGGTAGCATGTACCTAAACAAATTCTTCACGCCATGAAAAAGAAAATTCTTGCCTTCACTATTGGTGTTTTCTCAACACTGGTAGGTGCCGCAACGACAAATCCGGTTCAGCTTCTTAATCCGGCCGGGTCTACTTCCGGACAGGCTGTTGTCTCGACTGGGCCTAGCAGCGCGCCTTCGTGGGGCAGTGTTGCTGCGGGTTCTACAAGTTTCACTCAGACTGGAACTGGAGCGATTACGCGCAGTCTTGGCGCGCGTGCTCAGGATTATATTGATGCAGCTGACTTCGGCGTGAAGTGTGATGGTGTGACTAACAACACGACTGCGTTCAACAATGCAGTTGCTGCCGCACAAGCTGCAAACCGCCCTTTGTATATCTTCAGCAATGGCGGTACTTGCATGACGGATCTTATCAACTACGGCACGCCGAATAATCAGATTTCCATATACGGTGATGGTGCCACGCTGCAAAAGATCACGAATGATGGCAACCCTGTTATGCAGATCGGCAGCTTGTCGATGACGCATTACATTGGTCCCATCACAATATCTGGTCTTATTTTTAGTGGTTTCTCCGCTTCAACCACGCCGGCAGCGCTCCTGTCGTATGACCTCGTGCGTTCAAAGTTTTCCAGCAACACCTTCCAGAACGCTCAGGTCGGCCATCTTGCTTGGGGGGAAATTTCAAACTATTACCAAGACAACATTTT